AGATAAAGCTTTTAAAGATGCAGTCAGTCTAACTAAGTCTGGCATACAGATGGTTAAAAAGTATAACAAGTTTAAAGATAACCGAGACTACCTTAAAAACATAGACGACAAAGGCAGTGATGACGAGTACATGACCAAGTGGAACGCCGCTGACATTGACTTTCAAAAGAAATCTGCTGAAATAGAAAAGGACTTTCAAATAGAAATAGGTGCAGCTACTAAATCAATAAACGAAACTGGTAGCTATACTTTCGAGGGACCAGACGGTGAAGTCACAATAGATAGGGACGGTCTTGGAACTTTTAAAGCAACACTGTTACAATCTAAAGGACTTACAGGTTCTAATGCTGCTCAAGAAGCAAATATAATGCAGCCTGCTTTTTGGGAAACTGCTAAAAGACATTTATTACATTCCAAAACTGGCTTACGATTTGACGAACTAACTAACCCTGATGATAAAAGAGAGTGGCTAGAAGAAGCTGCTGCACATTATCTAGGTTATGTTAGAGACTCTAATGACCGAATTAGTGATGGAGATATTATAAAACATATCTTACCAACTCTAAAAACAAATATTAAAAACGAACTTGGTGCAGATGGTGTTGTAAATAATAGTGCTGCTAATGCTGAAGTAAGTTATAACACTGAGTACGGCAGAGCCTCAAGCATTATTGGTACAATTCAAAATAGTAAAAGTGGTAACTTAAATTTTAACGCTGTATTCGATTCTGAAAATGGAATGATTCAGAGTATAACGCAAGCTAAAATAGCTGAAGGGTTATCCCCAACAGTAGCTAGAAAAGAAGCATTAGGAGAATTTTCAGACGCTGTAGTTTTTGCATATAAAAACTTAGGTCTGGAAGACGATGACTACTACCACCTTATGAATGAACTTAAGTTTAAACATGCAGATGGAAGGATGGTCTCATTCTCTGAAATGGGAGGTGTCTGGAATGATACACAGGTAGCACTTGATAGAAAACTAAATGACGTAAATAAAGAACGAGAAACAGTTAGACTTAACGGTGTTTTTGCTGAACAAAAAGAACGCTATGAAAACAGTAATGGAACAGTTTTAATATCTGACCGAGAGTTGGCAGAATATACTGGCACTGAACTTTATGACGAAGTTGCAAAGTTTAAACGAGAATCAGATGCTCAGTTTTATAATGGTACAGACGGTAACAGAAGTACAATACTGGAAATCGAAACGGCAGTAAAAGGCTATGTTTCAACAAAATTTGAAGGTTCTACTGTTCAAACTCAAAACAGAAATATAGGTTATATAAAACTTGAAGCTAATAGAGATTTTTTAGAAACGGTTCAAAAGTTAGAAAAGAGTAATGTTGATTCCGCAAAAGCTCGAGCAGACGCATTTACACTTGTATCAGATAGAATAAAGGCAGATTATTATAATGATGCTTTACCTAATGATGAAGTTGACTATGACCCCGGTAAAATTCTTAAGAAACATGTTGAATTAATTAGTACAGATAAACAAGCGTGGCTAGAATCCAAACTACCTCATGTTGGTGAAGGAAAGTATGCAGGCGAAGGTAAAATTCAATTAGAGTTAGGTGGAGATCTCCCAATACTATATGCTAACTTAGCACAATATTATCCAGACTATGATGCCAGAGGTTTGATGGTAATGAGACTTAAAGCTTTAGGTCTTATAGGTAATGAGTACGATGCTTATATAGCACCGCTAGAAGGTAAAATAGATTCTATATCACGTAGAAACTTAACACACAATCCTAGTGACGCTAAAACATATTTTACAACAATAAACTCAGCTAAAAACTTTGCAGGGATTACTGAGGCACTGCTTGAAAGACCTATAAGCGTAAATATGCTAGCTAATGGTGGAGAAGATGCAGTCTTTACTACAACTGTTCCCGGCCAAGAAGGAGGATATGAAAATGGCAACCTTTCAAAAACAAATGTACTTGATTTAGCTGCCGGTTTTGCGGGTATAACCGATGAAACTTTAGGCGATAAACGGTATGGAGTTTATGGTATTAAAGGTGATAATTTAAAATTACTACTTACCTACATGTTGGAAAATAACATTCCTCTTGTTGATAGAACCTTTGATCGTAAATTTCAAGACGAGCTAATGTTACTTAATTTAGCATTAGAATCACAGAAAAAGTTAACTCTTAACGGAGACGTCAGTTGGTTAGGTTTAATACCTGTAAGTGCAGACGAATCTAAAGACTATGAAAAATTATTTGCAGGCATTGAAGACGAAGATAAAGATGGTAACATGTGGAATGAAGTACGTTATCTTTTAAAAACTGCCGCACAATACAAAATTAATTCAGCATCTGATAAATTTGGATATGACAAAAAGGAGGAAAAATAAATGAGTTCTTCATATGACCCATCGGTCCCTGACTTAGATGAGGTTGCAAGAGAGATTGCAGAAGGTCAAGCTATTACAGATCAACTTACTGAATCTCAAGCAGAAGAGCAGCAACAAGTTCAGAATTATGTAGCTACTAGAGAAGACCCTCGTAATGCAGATCAATGGGGTATCAAAGGTGTAGCTAAAGAATTACAATCTAGTTTGTCAGGTGGTTTACAGGATACTGCATCGTCCGTGACTACCTTTGGAGAGCGTACAGTTGATGCACTTTCTGGAGCTAGAAAAAAAGAAATAGCAGAAACAGGATCTTATACACCAGACTGGGACCCTTTTACTAATAAAGAAGATCCTATTGTTACTAAAACATGGTGGGGTCAATTACTAAGGGGAACTGTACACTTTGGTTCACTAGCTGTTGGTACTGTACTAGCAGCAAAAGGACTTGCAGCTACAGGTATACCTTTACTTGCTGGTAGTGCTTCGGCATTACTAGGAGCTGGTAATGTAACTAGAGCTATTGCTATTGGTGGTATGTCTGATTTAATATCAAAAGAATCAGACGGACACAATGCGTTAGCTGCTATGAGAGACCGTTATGGCTGGATAGATACACCACTAAGTACTAAAGAAACTGACCATCCTATTATGATGAAAATGAAAAACATCGTAGAAGGTATGGGAATTGGACTAGCATTTGATGGTGCTGCTTATTTACTAGGTAAAGGTGGTAAAGCAGTAAAACGACAGATCATACGTCGTAATGGTAGTATAGAAGATCAAACTACTACTGCTGCATTAGCACAGCTTAGACGTAACGAAACACAGTTTAGAGCTGATAAAAATAAACCAGTTGCTGACAGGCATCAGGGTGCTCACACATCTACTGTCGACCCCGGCGATGCTAGAGATCAGCTACAACGTACTCGTAAAGACTGGGGATCTGAAGATGGATCTACTGGTGGAGTTACGACTGCTGTTGAAAGAGAACGTGTTGCTAGATTTGGTGGCACGACTGATGAAATCGTTGAGTCTACAATGCGTGGCTTGATGAGTACAGAAAAGTTTGCAAGAGAACTAGATGCTGTAAAAGGTAATAGAGCTTTATTAAGTGAGCTTTGGAGAGATTCTATTGAAGGTTTTCATCAAATAACTAAAGGCAGAAGTCCTATGGACATGACACCTGATGAGTATTTACAAGACTTATTTGAAAAGAAACCAGCTACTCTTCCTATAGGTGATGAAGTTTACGAAACATGGTCTGGTCAAACAGTAGTTACTGCCGATTTAGTTGTGGGCGATTTACTTAAAAAACTTCGTGATACAGGTATTGCAGGCAGAGAGTTAAGAGATATTGTGTCCCTTGACGATATAGATGGTCCAGCAAAACAAATAGTTGACACTATGTTAACTGCTATGTTTCAGACTAAGAAATCTAGGTTTGTAGCATCTGACTATTTTAGATCATTTGGTGCTGGTAAAACTCAAACACAGTTAAATGAAGCGGTAAATAATGCTGTTAAATCAGACATGGCAGATGTAAAAGAGTCTATATTATCTATGCTAAAAATAGCTAAAGATGATCCAGACGATAACTTACTAAATGCCTTATTTGAAGCGTTTTCTATGATGAAAAACGTTAATAGTTTAGACGACTTTGACAACTGGGCTAGAAAAATACTAAGAGGTGGTAGATTAGATCCATCACAACCTGATCGTACTGGAGCATTAATTAGAAGTTTACAAGAAATGGTTAGTCATAGTGTACTAAGCGGACCTAAAACTCCTATGCGAGCACTGTTAGGTACAGGTTCTGCAACATTTCTTAGACCATTAGAAACTTTTTTAGGTGCTACCTTACGCTATCCATTTACAGGAGACTCAGCTACTGTTAAAAGTAGCCTGTCAGCCATGAATGGTATGCTAGAAGCTGTGCCAGAAGCTTTTGATTTATTCTTTACAAAGCTTAATGGCTACTGGAGTGGAGACTTATCTACTATTAGAACAAGATATACTGAATTTCATAAAGGAGATTACAACTGGGAAGTTGTGCGTAAGTGGGCAGAAGAAAGCGGTAGAGCTGATCCAACAGATAAAGCTATATTTGCTGTTACTAACATGGTACGTGGTATCAATAATAATAATCTTTTTTCATACTCTACTAAAATAATGGCAGCAACTGATGATGCCTTTACATTTTTACTAGGTAGAGCTAAGATGAGAGAAAAAGCTATGCGTCGAGTTCTGGATATGCAAGGTAATGGATATGAAATGCCTAAGATAAATCAGAAATTGATGAGAGCTTATGAAGATGATTTCTACGAGCAGATATTTGATGGAAACGGTAACATAATAGATGAAGCTACTAATTTTGCACGTGCAGAAGTAACACTTACACAACCTTTAACAGGTTTTGCTAAGGGACTAAACGATGTATTAACATCTAATCCTTATGTTAGACCATTCTTTTTATTTGCTAGAACTGGTGTAAACGGACTTGCATTAACAGGTAAGCATACACCCGGATTTAACTTTCTTGTTAAAGAATTTAATGACATAGCATTTGCTAATAATAAAAACTTAGCCGAACTCAAAAAGTATGGTATTAATAGTATTGTAGAATTAGAAAATGCTAAAGCTTTACAAACAGGGCGATTAGCATTAGGTTCTGCTGTAGTATTTATGGCGAGTCAAGCTTGGATGTCTGGTAGACTTACAGGTAATGGACCGTCCGATAGACAGAAACGTCAAGGTTGGATTGATGGAGGATACATACCCAGAACTATTGATGTAGGTGGTGTACGTGTTGGTTATGATTCTATAGAACCATTTAACCTTATTATGTCTACTATTGCTGACGTTGGTGATGCAAGTATGTTAATGGGAGAAGAGTGGACAGAAAGAGAACTACAAAAGATTTCATTAGTTGTAGCTCAAGCTGTATCTAGTAAGTCTTATTTAGCTGGTATTCAACAGCTTGTAGATTTAGCAGCTGGACGCCCCGGTCAGGTAGAACGTATTTCAGCTAGTTTGCTGAAGAATACAGTTCCATTAGCTGGTTTACGTAATGAGATAGTTAAACTAATTAATCCTCATATGCGTGAAATTAACTCTGGTATTTTTCAGTCACTACGTAATA